GGCAATGAAAGAACATGGTGATGATGATGGTGGCTATGATGCACACATCAGGATACTTGACAAAGTGATTCCAAAGTTTGCAACTGCAAGAAGGGAAAGGGGGTGATGCGAGTGAGTAGACTGTATATTATTATGATCCTAACCTTGTCTATCGGAGTTATGTTCTGGTTAAACAAGGGAGAACCGAGGGTCGGCAATATCAGTAAGTTGAAAGAAAATCATAACACTTCATTTGCTTTATTAACAAGTCCTGATAATTGGAAGTTCGTCCATTGTACTCCTACTAATATCGAATGTGGTCGCTTAGAATGATCTTTCTTGAGTTGTTGCTAAGCATTGTCACGCTGTATGGTATCCGCTTGTTCGGTAAAGGCAAGCGTAGAGGGAGTATTGTGTGCATAGTCAGTAACTTCGGGTGGCTCAGTATGTGGATATATACAGGGCAGTATGGGTTTATTCCCATTGATTTAGGACTGCTTATAATCTACTGGGAACGCTTGATATTCCAGATGAAAGGGGGTGATTGAATGACGGGCGTAAAGGGACGGTCAGGTAGGCGTTGCTTAAAGAAACCTACTAAGCGTGATGCAGAGATCATACAGGCTGTATTAAAGGGCGCAACCTTGGCTGAACTTGGACGTGTATACGGTATTTCAAGGCAGCGTATACACCAAATTCGGAACCGTTGGACAGGCTACCGTATGAACGGGGGCGTGTATTATTACAATGGCGCACGAACTAACCTTAAGAAGAAGGAGAAATAACGATGAGTCTAACGCTACATTGTGGTGCAAGCGAAGTACATTACCATACCCTGAAAGACATTCCCGTAACCAATAAGGTACATTCTTGGGTGGGAAAAAGGGGAGTAGTACGCACTCTCGCACGTACGGATCGCTGGAAAGGTATCCAGCATCACGACTTTGCAAGCAACGTAATACAAACGTGTGAGAAACTTGGGATGCCCATTGATATGGCTCGTACCCGATGGGGTGTGAGTAAAGAAGGGGCTGACTTGTTTGGATACATGAAGTTTCAGAAGGAAGTTAATGGACGGCCTACGGTATTGGGCAGGTATTTTTCAAACGACGTGGAACCCGGTATGGGCCTACGTCATTCCAACCGGGGTCGCTTTGCTGCCCAAGGAACCATTGGTGGTAGTGTGTTTGTCTGCGATAATCTTATTATCACAGGTTCATTTCTGTTTAGCAAACGTCATACGTTTAAGAACGTGGAAAATCTCAAGGATATTATTGCGTGCGGTATGATGCAGTATCTTGAGGGGATTCATAATCTAACCAAGCTGGTGGATAGGATGAAGTACCGCTTCATGGATGACCGTGCGATTGCGGATGTGTACCTGAGAGTGGGGCGCAGTAAGCTGATGCCTTGGACGCATATCAGCGACGTTGACAAGCTTTGGATCGAACCTACTCACGATACTTTCGCTGAGAGATACGATGCTTGGCGGTTGTATAACGCATTCAACTCGGTTGCTAAACGTTATAATCCTTCACGGCAGATGGATGTGGTGAAACAGATAGCAAGCTACATCCTGCCAGAAGAAGTACAGGAGGAAACCATATGCTTCTAACCCCTGAAGAAAGGAGGGCTGGTATAGGGGGTAGTGATGTTGGTGCTATTATGGGCGCTAACCCCTATTGCAGTCCGATTAAGCTATACAAGGAGAAGAAGGGGGAGGTTGCTCCCCCCTCTCTCAATCATGCGATGGAATGGGGAAACATTCTTGAGGATGTTATAGCAAAGAAGTATGCAGAAAACAATAACCTCTTCTTCTGTGAAGGACAGCGCCTAGAACTCCCCGATCCTTCTAACTATATGGGTGTGGTTTACAAGCCCAGTATCGTGCGAGGTGGCCCTGATGGGGCCATTGCGTGTGAGTGGGCGTATGCTCACCCAGATTTCTACGAAGAGGTTAAGGGCGAACTCTCTGGTATTGAAGTTAAGACCGTGAGTGAGGGAATGTACCGTAAGTATTGGGCTGAAGGGGAGATTCCCCCGTGGCAGTATTACCAAGTGGTATGGTACTCCATCCTCACAGGTGTAGAGAAGTGGACTCTCTTGGGATTCGCTCCTCACCTACGTTTATCTGCTGATCCCTTGCTTACCCATGATCTTTTCATCGATGCGGATACACAGCATAGGGTATTGGAGAAGGTGAAGGAGTTCTGGGAATGCTTGGAGAGTGACACCATTCCCCATGTAGATAAGCTTGGCAATAATGATATCAAGTTGTTATACCCAGAGAACACGATGGATATGGTACAGAGTTCTTCGTCTATTGATTCTCAGGTGAAGCGTTTGTACGCTGTTAAACAACTTATCAAACCCTTGGAGGAGGAAGAGGAATCGCTAAAGAACTCCATTAAGGCACACATGGGTAAGGGGGGTAGGCTTATCAGCCAAGAAGGAACAGAGCTAGCCACGTTTAAATCTCCACGTCCCAAGGTGAAGGTAGATCACAAGGGGATTGTTGAATCGTTGAAGGGACACGTAAATGCCCATGTATTTCATAAGGCCGAGGCTGAGAATACAAAAGCATTCTTACAAACCAGACGCTTTTTACTTAAAGCCACTTACTAGGAGGTCTATGAAAATATCTGATAACGGAGACTCACCAGATTACGGCTCGTATGATATGGGTACGTTCCCCGTGTCGGTAGCCTTGAAGATTGTTGACTTGGATAATCTAGTTAAAAGCTTAACCAAGGTTGTTGGTAATGACGACGATCATTCAAGCGTAGTGTTGTTTCTTAATCGCAAGGATATTCACCTAACAGATGCAGAAGGTGTCCTTCGTATAACAATAACTTTAGACTAGGAGGATATATGTCAGACGAAGCATTGGATAAGCTTTACAATACGTTCCAATCAAAGAAGTTTAGGGATGACTTGGCTACCTGCATCAAGGCCAAGGGTGATAAGGGTATGGATTATATTCCTTGGTCTAACGTGATGGACAGGTTCATTCGCTTTTGTCCATCCATGACATACCAGTTCCATGAGTATACCCTCAAGCTAAATGAGGCGGGGATTCAATGCGAAACCCAACGCCCATACATGGGTGATAAGGGGGCTGGTTATTTTGTGACTACCAGTATCACCTGTTACGGGGTCACTCGTAGTATGACTTCTCCTGTATACGGTAAGACATTCACTACCGTGAATCTAAAACCTACATCCAAGGACATCCATAACGCCCAGATGCGCTGCCTGTGTAAGAACGCAGCGATGTTCGGGTGTGGTATAGAGCTTTGGACACGGGAAGAAGAGGCCCAGTTAAGGGCAGAAGCAGAGACACCAGCAGATACAGGCTTAGATGAGGACGAGATAATTAATGTTGCTAAGGAAGTGTTTAATGGGAATGAAGTTACCCCACAACAGGACAGCGATGAGGCGTGTGATAAGTGTGGCTCCTCTATGGTGATGAAGAGAGGGAAGCACGGGCACTTCTTAGCGTGTCCCAATTATCCTGATTGTAAATTCACCAAGTCTATCCAACCATAATATAATAATAATACTTATTTAATATTATTATTATTATTATTATTAATAATTAATGTGGATCGGGGCGAAAGCCCCTTTCTGCTAGGAGCCTGTATGAATGATATAGCACCAGAGAATATGTTCTGCGCTAAGTTTGCGGACAGGGATGTGGAGCGTGTCATCCTATCCGCTATGATGCGTGAGGCAAGCGAAGCATCCTTCTTCCTAGACAGGTTAATTCCCAACGACTTTTATTACAACCTACATCAACAAATATATTCAGAGATTAAGGATTCCTACAAGCTGAACGGGGATACAGACTACATCACCATCAAGGCTAGGTTCTCTAATCACAAACGCATACGCCAGCTACTCGTAGAGATACAAGACTTTGCGTATGAACAACCTATAGGCAACGAGCAATCCTGTAAGTTACTAAAAGAGTTTTCTTCCAAGCGCCTTGTATCCCAGCTATGTACCAAGGCAATCAACTCCCTCAACGATAACAATGATTCCTCTAGCGCAATCAATATGTTACAGCAAGAGTCCACGGATATACTACGATCCCGTGACTTCTTGTTTAACGAGTCCTGCGTAGCAGAGCCTGAAGAATGGGTGGCTGATATTCAGAATGAGATAGACCAAGGGGAAAGACCAGAGGGTAGCTACGATGGGCCGGGTATAGGGATGCCCTTACTTGACATGAAGATGCACGGACTACAGGAAGTAAGTGTAATCTCCGCACCTACAGGGCATGGTAAATCCATGTTAGCCCTCAACTGGGTGGTACATATAGCCAACAGCGGAGACTACCCCCATAAGATACTGTATATTAACTACGAAATGAATCGTAAACAACTCGCCCGTCGTATATTCGCTATCTCTTCGGGCGTAACCTACGATGAAATTTATAACAGGCGCTTTCGTACCAAGGCCAACGCAAAGAAATACCATGACGCACGACTAGAACTACTGGAACGCAAAAACCTTATCATCACGGGCAACGAACCCAAGACCCTCAATACCACGATGGCCCTGATACAGGAACACGCTACCTGCAACGACGTGCGCATCGTAGTCATCGACCATCTAGGTGAGATTGCAAGCGAACGTGACGAATACAACATGGAGCATTGGATTAAACTGCAAAAGTATGTCAAGGAACTAAAGAACGTAGTCACTCGCCTAGGTTTGCGTGCAATTATAATCGCCCAACAGAACAGGGAGGGTTACAACAACGGACTAGGTGCTGCCGGAGGACTAGGCAGGGTGGCTGGAACCTTGGAACTCAGCCGTATATGTGATTGTTTTATCAATATGTATACTACGAGAGAAGGGCAAGCTGTAATTGCCTTGGAGAAAAACAGGAACGGAGAATCATGTAAATTTAAATCTAACTTTGATGGCCCAAGACAAACCATTACCTTGGAGGAGGCACTATGAAAAAAGGATATGTACTGGGTAGGGACTGCCCACAATGCAGAGACTTGAGCGACAATAATCATGGGGTAGCCTATTTATACGAGGATACCGAGGACTACTTCCCCTCTCAATACAGAGTAAATATGAAAGACCATAAACCTAAACTGAAGCTATTCTTCTCCAGACAGGAAGCCAAACGATATATTCAGGAAGAGCTTGGAACAACCGAAAATGAAATTATGATTATCCCTAGATGCGAGGTGACTGATGAGTAAATACAGCAGGGACAAGGGACAACGTGGAGAGAGGGAAGTATGCCACTTACTAAGCGAACACCTTAACCGCCCTATATCCAGAGAGTTAGGTGCTTCACGGGACGGGGGTTGTGATATTAAGGTTACGATGGGAACCTTCGTATACTACTTGGAAGTTAAACTATACCGCAAGATTACGCAAGCTAACGTAGCCGATTGGTGGGAGCAAGCCAAGAGACAAACGGAAGAACATGGGAAGGACAACCTGAACCCTATTCCTGTGCTGATCTACAGACAGAGCCATTGGAAATACTGGGAGGTAGTTATCCCATTGAATTATATGCTCTGGCAGTTATCAGCTACCAAGTACAAGATGAAAGATGAGGTTGCGCCACGCATTACTACCGATCTCAAATACCTGACTCACCTGATGCTACTGGATACAGACTCAACTATATCCAAGGGGACTATGGACATCTACATTGAGAGGTAATTCTACCACGTAGCGCACGTGTTTTTTGGGGCTACAGGGATTATTATTAAAAAGACATACCTAACCCTACCTAGAGAAAGGTGGCACTATGAAGCCAAAATTAGAGACTAAGCAAGACGTAGTTAAGAAAGATAAGGCTAAGAAAATACTAGAGAAAAGCCACAACATAAAACTGCTTGACCTGTATGAACCACTATACATAGTAGATTGGGTTAGTAATGAAACTGAATCTCAGCCAATGACGTTTATTGAATTCAAGGCTAGGAACTATGAACACAATACTTTCCCTACACTAATGTTAAGCTTACATAAATGGATGAAGCTGATGAGCTACCGTGGCGAGGGGTTTGGTGCAGGGCTATGCGTTGGGTGGCTAGATGGTTTGTATTATCTAGAGATAAACAGATCCCTAAGATATATTACCTATAAGGTAGGAGGGAGATCAGATCGTAGTATAGAGGGGGACGTAGAACCTTGCATATTTATACCTGTAACTCTCTTTAAAAAGGTGGAGGAGCCTAGATCGACCTAAAGTTTACCGGATACCGCAGAAAGACCTCAGAGACTCGATCCTAGCTACCGCTTAAACGAACTGAGAGGCCCGTGAACACCCCTAAAAAAAGAAACGCCACCCCTAGCTAACCTTGCTTACGCCAACCCCTATTTCGCTTTCTGGTGGACAACCTTAGATTCTTTCTAGAGTTGTTCATTGGATTGCGATCCACATGATCCACATCTAGCCTACTCTTTCTCCCCTTTAATACCCTTCTCCTAGCAGTATTCCTACCCGCCCTTCTTCTCTTCTGCTTGGTTGTACTATGGTAGTTATCATACTCGCTTCTGTAGTCTCTAGCCATAAGCCTGACTTACTCCCTTCAGGTAAACACAACCCACATTAGTATTCTCAGGGGGATGCAAGGCCATCGCACGTTCTACCGCCTCTACGCATTCCTGTTCTGAATAATGAATCTCCATAACCTTTGCGTGAATGATATGCGTGGGAGGAGAATTGAGAATAATTAATAGGAGTAACCACATCCGCTACCGTATCTTCTTAGTCTTTTTTATACATTTCAAGGGGATATGAAAGCGCCCTTCAAGTCCTTTATCAGAAGATAAGCTACGGCAAATGATTAAATCAACATCAGTTTTCTCTATGAAATAACCTATTGTTTTAATATACATAGGTGTCGTGTCTATCTTGTCTAGCAACTGCCAGTCATCTTCTGATTGAGCATCAATCCATTGGACTTCCAGAATCCTCTGGTGAGTTTCATACAGGGGGATTTTTGTCCGCTTTCTCTGAGCCACGGTGTTCCAGTAAGTGTGAAAGGATTAAGTTATTAGTGTCTCTTATAGGGGCAAGGCCGTCATCCAAGTCCTCCTTGGTTAGCAAGGTACACTCTACACGGTCTACCCTCTCCTCTAATGCGTCCAGCCTATAGAACATTCGCTTCACGATCCATGCCGTAATGGTTGCTATACCACCAAGCAACCAGTATACAAAATCATTTATCTTATCCATCTGCTAGTAAATTCCCCGTCAATTGACTTCACTCAACCCACTCCCACTTCTTGCAGCCAGCCCCATTATCTGTGAAATCGTAGGCGATACATTTCCACCATAGTAAGATCAGTTCCATTGTTCTACTTCGGGTATTTGTCTTTAA